AGCCTTGACTTACCGTGGTCACGTGGAAAGAGAAGAAGCTGATAGTTACGTGCGTCCTCTCTTGTCCACCATTCTATGACCTCTTTATGGCAATCCCCTAAGACCTGTTGTGGGGCAACTAACTGAATAAAGAACTCTAGATCATTCTCAGCAGCTTGCCGTATCTGGTCTAATGCTTGCTTTGCCATGATATGTCCTTGCGGTTAAGGTGCTACAGGCCAATCGTCATCTGATAAATTAGGCCATCCGTCTAGATCAGTAATACCACGAAGCTCTTGACGATAGGTAGCCCAGGAAGTTTTTACTTCGTTAGTTAGAGGGCTGTCATTTACCTGTGTCCAATCACTGTCAGCTAGAAGTTTATTACGCTTTGTACGGTTGTTGTACGCAGCCTCTTCATCACGAGCAGCGATCTCGTCAGAACTTAGAGCATATGTAGAGTAAGAGATAACCCACTGACCATCTTCTAGTACAGGAGTTGTTGCTCGACTAAGACCGTGTGTTGACTCGTTATAAGCGGGACGAGCCTTAGTCTTAACAGGGTATACTCCGTAGTTTGCTAGAGTTGTTAGTGGAACGCTCTTAGGAAAAGAAGTGTTTGGGTTATCCTGTCGCAGCTTACCTACTGTGTATGGGTATTGTGCAACAGCACCGTCAACTATTTTTACATACATTGTTTAGTCCTTTCGCTTACGCAGTTCTGTATGTTAGTTTTGATTGTACGCTTCGTGTTCTTCTTTGAAGCGGTGCTTCATTATGTACGTTTCTGTAGGGCTGCTAACCTCCCTACTAGGATGCCACAGGGTTAAACCGTCACTGCCGAAAGTGAAGCAATAGTGGTAATAATCTGGCAGTGGGTAACTCTCTTTATCCAATGTTGCCGTAGAAATGTTCCAAGCAGTTGTGAGAGCATACTGATGAAGCGTACCATCAACAGTGCCTACACTGTCAGAAACAAACAACTTTTTACCATCAGGAGAAAACCGTATGCCGTAAGCATTAGACACCTCACTAGAAACATCTAATGTTCTATCCTCTGTGGCAGTTGAAGGGTTCCACGCAGTTGACAGAGTGTACTCATGGATTGTCTCGACGTAATCCAAGATATACATTTTTGTACCATCAGGGCTGAACTCAAGGCTTCTACTCTGTGTAATACCATCAACAGTATAGTCATAATCTTTAGAGGACTGTCGTGTAGCACCTTGGGGATGATAAGCTGTAGCTACAGTGTAAGCTCTCAGTTCGTCATAAGTATCCCCGATGATAAACAACTCAGTACCATCATCATTCCAAGAAAACCCACTTAGTCCTGTATCGTTGGGAGAAACAATATTCAAAGTGCCTACTCTGTCAGAGTTTGTACCACCGTCAGTTGTTAAATCGCTTCCATTAGGGTTTATGTCATTCAACAAAACAGCGTGATCTTCGGTGTTTAAATTCTGTAGAGTGTAAGCAGTATCAAGAGCAAACTTAATTGCATTTCCTTCACTGTTGCTTGTAAGTACAATGGAGTTTCCATCATCTACCCAACAGGCACCATAAGGATCATCCATATTAAGGTCACCACTTAGACTAAAGACCTGATTAGCACTATATGTTGAGATGCTATAAGGAGTAGTAGTTGTCCACTCTTCTATAGGGTCAGTAGTCGCAGGGCCGATTAAATAAAGTTTTGTACCGTCATCATTAAACAACAATGTTTTAGTTAAACTACTATTTGCAGTACTTACAGACAAACTATCTTGAGAAGTAATATCAGAACTTCCGTTTAGATCATAAGCAGAATCCAAGTGTATTTCGTAGATAGTGTCATTGTTTAAGTTTAACAAATACGCTTTTGAGCCATCGTTATTGAACTGCAATTTCTCAGGCTGTGTAGCTGATGCGTTGATAGCTGTAGGTGCATAAATTGCTTCAGTTAGTGTTAGTGATGAAATGTCATAGGCTGTGCTTGCTGAGTATTGATAGATGTAGTCTGATGTTTGCCATACAGTATAAAATATAGTACCGTCATCATTCCAAGCCATGCTATAAGCATTATCTGTTATATAATTCTCGTTTAGCCTAAATGTGTGTAGCTGATTAGGTTCAGAAAGTGTACCTTCTCTGACATCTGCTCTGTCAGTGTACCACATCTTTGTGCCATCAGGCGATATAATAATATCTCTGAAACGTGTATCTGGGGTTTGCCTGTTTACATTAGTCATCTCAAAAGACTGAAATGTATCAAATCTCTGATAAGCACTATCGGTAAACATAAGGGTAAGGTACTTACCGTCATGTGACCAACGCATATCTTCAATTATGTGATAAAGGTCTTGGCCTGACCATGCATTATAAGACCACCCGCCAATACCACGAACTCTTACTGGATCGTTTGTGGTGGAAGAAGAAAAGTACAAGTTAGGGCCAGCAACAGAAATAGCTACTATAGAATTCAAGATAGTCATATCGTAGATGTCGTATTCAACCCTAGCTACAGCATCTGTCTGATAAATCACATTCCAAGGTACGGAAAGTTTAGTAACCCCGATATTTCCTGCAGTGCTAGTGTCACGAAAAAATAAAAGACTTCCATCGTGACTAAACTCACAGCCAACATAGGTTGTGCCTAAATCAATAGTAGTGTTTATATCGTCAGAAGAATAAGAGCTTAAATCCCAAGCGGTACTTAGTTCTACCTGAACAATACCTGCCACATCTTTATTGAAGAACAACCTTGTGCCATCAGGTTTGAAGTTGAAACCATACTGACCTGCCGTAGTTGTCGTGGGGTTTGTAAGGGGGCCAGAAGAAGTTAAGTCCAAGTATTGAGGGGTTGCTGTAATGCTAGAGGGATCAAATGCTGTTGGCATAATAAAGCGGTATATTCTTGAAACACCACCATCTGCTTGACCTACAAAGAGGTACTGACCGTCAGGAGAGACATAAATACCTTTTCCGTCTGTTGAGTCTTCTAGGTCTGTCAACTCAAACTTATTATCAGGAGTATTGCTATTAGTACCTAAGTGATAACGATGGGCTGTTAAGTCCATGTGATACAGTACGTTAGGGTTACTACTTTCAATATAATAAGCGTGGTTTCCATCCTGTGTAACATGAAAACTTTCATTCCTAACACGACTAGGTAAAACTGCTCCAGTGTCTGTTTTCAGAGTCTTTGATTGTTGATAGCTATTTGCATCGAAGAAGTCTAGTATCCAAGCATTACCCATGAATGGTTCAGGGTTCATGTAGCTAACATCGTAGGACGGATCAACCTCGCCGCCACCTGCGACCTGTAATAACTTTTTCTTAGTTGTCATTAGTTATTACTCCTTATGCAGGTGTTGCTAATGCTTGACCTGCGATAAACCCATTCCAGTTTGTACCGCCATCCCTCGTATAGAAAACAAATATATCTTTTGCAGATGCAGTAGCTGTTAGGGTTGGCGCAGTTCCACTAGGCCAATCAACCTCTGTAGGCCATGTAACTGTGTAACCACTTGCACTAGCGTCTTGGATAATCTCTAAGCTAAAACTAAACGCAGTGCCAGTTGCAGGTTCGCCACTAAAAGTAAACGTAGTATTCTCTGTTAGTGTATGGCTAAATGCGTTACCGTTTTCACAGTTTACTGTAGTAGCATTAGAACTAGATGTAACTGCTGCGTATGTCTCGTTATAGGACTTAGCTTTAATTTCTTCTGAAAAAGATACATCACCGTTAGCATCTGCCGTAACTACCTTAGATGCTTCAGAAGTGCCTAGTGATCCTGTTAAGTCATTGTAGTTTAGTTCAGTAGCCGAAGCAGTTACACTCAAGTCACTTAGTGTTATATTCCCTACAACATATGCAGAAATCTGAGCACCAGTTACTTTCTTAGTCGTACCACTATCATTTACTTCAAATTCCTGCGTACCAGAAGCATTGGCTGCAGCAGTCATATCTGAGATTTTAATATTAGCCATTTGTTAATAAGCCCTCTTCCAAGTATTCGCATCAATCTTTTTATAGATAGCTATAGGATCGTCCCATGTTCCATCTTGTTTTACTGTAGGTGTGAATGTTCTCCACTCACCATCATAATGAATATACGCAACAGAACTAAAGAAAATCTGTGTGCAGTCAGCTTCTAGGAAACCTTCTCCTTGAGAAACTTCAGTAACAATCCGTATATTACCTGATTCATCAATTCGAGTATCACCTGCTTCAGTAATACGAGTTAGGTCTTCTGTGCCTGTATTAAGAATACCACTCAGAATTAAATCAATATCACTGTTATTAAAAGTACCTGAAGATGATAAAGAAGACGCAGCGTTCTTAATACGTATTCCATTAAAGGTTGCTGTGCCTGTAGCTTCTAAGTATATGCTAGGTCCGACAACAGCAGCAACAAGCTGACTACCTGTAGATGAAAGGGATGCGTGGCCTTCTACAAGATTCTCAGTAATACGTGTATCGTCTGAAGACGTAACCCTAGGGTCACCTGCTTCTGTTATACGAAAGCCATCAGCCATCTTAAAACACCTTTACTTATGCAAGTGTTAGATCAATATTACCTGAAGCAAACGTAAGTGTGTCACCATCCTCAACAGTCTTAGATGTAACTAGAGAACCATGCCATAGAAGGTTGCCGCCAGTTAGAGCATCGTGTAGACCAATATGTGTAACAGTACCGAAGCTTGCACCACCCGCAGTAAAGCTTACGTCTGCAGAGTTACTTGTAGTACCCCCTGACGCAGCAGCAAACGTAACTGTCTGACGTGCGTAACCACCTGTTGAAACTTCAGTACCACCCCCTGCATCGTTAGGAGCAGAAGTGTAAAGTGCTACATAAATTGTTGTAGGGCGTGTTGCTGAACCAGATGTCATTAGCCAGTCTAGTAGCAAGTTTTCTGCGTAATCAGAAAGAGCAGCCATTATTCGTTTCCTTTATTTAACTAGATACTTTAAACCAGATGTCACCGTCTTCGCCACCTGAAGGAGCAGCAGTACTAACAGTAACATTGTCTAAGACATTAAGAACATTAACGCCATCTACATAGATAGCACGGACGTTGACAAGATCATTCTCATTAAGGTCCAGGTCAGCTTGCATAGCATTAGGGGTACTACCGTCTAGCGATAAAGTATTATCAAATGCTTCTTGAATGTTTT